TTATAAGCGCATCAGTTACTGAAATCATGGGAGTCAAGAACATCCATGGCAAACCGAAAGGACTGGGGTCCTGGAGGCCATTTCAATCCAATGCGCAGAATATGATGGTACCATGTAATGAGTTTGATCCTGCTATTCTCGATAAAGCTGCTGAGGATTTGTATCAACATCATTTTAAGGTGTTAGAAGATTGCTGGCTCAGGGAGAGTGTGCATTTTATAACAGATGATGTTGCTATTAATGGTGTTGCTGGAATATCTGGTATGGATAGGATAGATATGTCCACCTCAGCCGGTCATCCGGTTGATAAGCCTAAATCTACGCTGATCGATATGGATAGGAGTGAGATGGATGATCATGGTGTTTTAACTAAGATTGTGTTTAAGCAAGAGGTATATGATCGTGTTCGACATCTCGAGAATAAGATTTTGGCAGGAGAGCGGTTGTATGCTATCTTTAGGGCCAATGTTAAAGATGAACCTACTAAGCTCACGAAGGAGCAATTGCGTATCTTCGCTGGTACGCAAATTGACTTTCTTATCTTGTGTAAGAAAGCCCTTAGTGGTCTTAATAGGGTTATGCAGATACATTGGGATAAATTCGAATGCTGTATTAGTGCTAATTGTTATGATGATGATTGGACCAAACTGTTTAGAAGCATTTATCAAGGTGATGATAATCGTTTCTTTTGCGGAGATTACAAGCATTGGGATAAATCACTTAGTCCTACGCTGCTACGGGCTGCTGCTGGTGTTATCAAGAGATTATGTGCTGCATGTGCGTATACACCTGAACAATTGAAGATAGTTAATGCTATTCTTCTCGAATTGATATATCCTATTTATGAATGGGATGGTGTATATGCTCAATTTTTATCATCGATGCCATCGGGTGTCTTTCTGACCGTTATGATGAGCAATATATGTAATGGGTTGTTATTTAGATATACCTTTTACAAAAACGCTCCTTGTAACGCTCAGTTTTCCGATTACATGAAATGTAATTTTATGGGCGATGATAACATTGGTACTGTATCTAGTGATTGTAATTGGTGGAATCAGGTTACCCATGCCACTATTCTTGGAGATATTGGCATTCAGTATACTGCTGCTGATAAGCAGAGCGAGCTCACGCCATTCGTTTCATTGAAAGACTGTTCATATCTGAAACGGAAGTTTGTGTGGCACGCCAAGCTGCAGCAGTATCTGGCGCCGATAGATGAAGGGTCAATATTTAAAACTCTGCATAATTACATGAAGCGTAAGCGATCAATGGATACTCCTGAAATGATAAGTGGAGGAGCCATTGATCATGCTATACATGAATGGTTTAGGCATGGTAGGGAGGTTTATGAGGAAAAAGCACGTCAATTGGAGATCATTGCTAGTCGACATAAGCTTTTTATATATTGTCATACGTTCAAGAATGGCAGGGCGCCATTCTATGATGAATTGATACAAGAATATAATAAAGCTCTCGTTATTAAATACCAGAAGAGGGAGGATTACATCATTCGTGCTGATGATGTTTATGAGAGTCTTCTTTTTGACTTTCAATAGG